TATTTTTTATTATTATCTTTATATTTGCTTAATTTGTTTTTATTCCATAATTCTTTAAGTATTTTAACAGACTCTATTAAATATTCATTAGAATCTTGATCAAAAATCCTAAAAATCAAGTGAAAAGATTTTTTAATAAGAGAATGTGATTCCAATATAATAGTTTTAAAAGACAATATAGGTATATCAGATGATTCATCATGTAAAAATTGATTTAATATATTTTCAATAGAGTTTTTGCAAATATCTATAATTGGTTGATAATTTTCAAAATATTCAGAATCTTCATAAATTTCTATATCAAAAAATGGACAAACATTTGAAGAACCAGATATAAATTCATAAAAACAAGGAGATTCAGTCTTTTTAATGGTTTCTAAAAAATGTGAATAATCATCGAAAATACAATATTTAGTTGTTTCGCAATTAGCAACTAATTTATTATTATTGGATGCTTCTTCTAATGCAGAACTTTTTTTATAAAATTTCATATAATTATCTATATATAATTAATTTATAAATAATCAAAACTTTAAACTTAACGAATTTAATGAAATTTTAAATATTTCCTTAAAAATAAATGGGAAAAGAATTATTTGATAGATATTCTATATTACATTTCATAAGTGGAATGATAGCAAAAGAATTGAATATACCATTTTGGTGGTGGTTTATAATACATGTAATATTTGAATATGTGGAAAATGATATAAATATGATTAAAATAATTAACAAGATACCTTTTTGGCCAGGGGGAAAACCTTCAGGAGATAGTTTAAGAAATAATATAGGTGATCAAATATCTGCGATGTTAGGGTGGATAACACGAGATTTAATTATTAATAAAAATTTTAATTAATAAAACATTTTATGTATATATAATACAAGAATGATTGTATTTTTAGTAACATTTACGTTATTTACAATTGAAGCATTTATACATTATAATTTTGGTCAAGAAAAGGTTCACAAAGACGGGAAATTAAATTTTCCAGAAAAAAAAGAATTAGTGAAAATTATAGGGACAGTATTTATATTTAGTTCTTTGACGAGTATAATAGTTAGAATTTTACATAAAAAGTTTCACATCTATAAATAAAAACATTAGTTAATTTAAAAGTAATATTCCTATTAAAACAAATAATATGAATATTGTAATTCTATGTATAATATGTAGTATTTCTTTGATATTAATGATAACGCCAATAATATTGCAATATATATTAAATTGGAATTTAGCAAATATAAGTATTTATGGTATATATTTAATGATATATTTAATTGTTCAATTTATTTTAGCTGTTTTAAATAATCAAAAATATTCCGAAGGAAATGAAAATAATGGAAATGCCAAAGAAATGGATCACGAGAATATTAAATTATTTAATACATTAATCATAGCGTATAAGGAAAATCCGGAATATTTTAAAAAATGTTTAGAAACATTTAAAATAGGGTGTTTATTATCTAACAATTTTAATAAAATAATTGTAATAATTGATGGAAACGAACAAGATGATATGTATTTAGTAGATATATTTAAAGAAGTATTTGTAAATAATAGTATGTATATTAATTTAAATAATACACAAAATGCCAATCAAGAATTAGAAATAGCATTGCCAAAAATGGCAGAATATAAGTATATATGTATAACACAGCCACATGCAAACAAAAGATCAGCGTTATATACGGGGTTTAAATTAAGTATATTAGAAAAGACATATTTATTAAAAAACATAGATGGTATATTATGTACAGACAGTGATACCTGGATAGAAGAAAGTGGTCCAAAATTTATGTTTGAAGCATTACAAGATTTTAACTGCGGAGCATTAACTGGAAATCTTGGTATATTTAACAAATATGATTCAGCAATAACATTTTTATCAAGTATTAGATATTGGTATGCATTTAATTTAGAAAGAGCATATCAATCATTTAAAGGCTGTGTAATGTGTGTATCTGGTCCATTAGGAATGTATAAATTAGATAGTGTAGAAAAAATATTGGATGAATGGTATGATCAAACTTTTTTAGGCAAAAGATGTACATATGGGGATGATAGACATATGACAAATAAGATTTTAGGTTTGGGGAAAAGAGTATTATATACACCAATAGTAAATGCGTATACGGAGACACCAAGTACAATTATGAGATTTTTCAAACAACAAACTCGTTGGAATAGGTCAGCAAATAGAGAATTAATATGGAATATAAAATATTTGAATACGAATAACATGTCTATGATAATTGATTTAATATATATGTTTTTTTATCCATTAATAGTAGTGGGATATCTATTATATATATTATATGGTGGAACATTATTTGAGTTAGGAATATATATAAGTATAGTTATAGGAATAGGTTTAATTAAAGGTATATATGGAATAATAATTAGTAAAAATTTTGAACATATATTTTACATGACATATACATTTATATATTTAACATGTATTATACCTGCAAGAATATGGGCATTATTAACATTGAGAAGTAATACTTGGGGTACATCACCAAGAAATACAAATACAATTACAAATACAAGTACAAATAACAAAATAAAAATAGATATAGAAATATTACCAATTATATTATGGAATTTAATTATAATAGGAGGTGTATGTTATAATATATATCGTACATTACAAAAAGAATTAATATATACAGAAATATTATTAACTAGTATATCTAGTGGTATATGGGTTATAATGATTATAACAACATACTTGTATGTTTTAATTAAACATAGAAATGATGTAAATATAAAAAACAATAAGAAAATTATATAAAATTTTAATTTATAATTTTAGTTATATTTGTTTTTCAAGAATTTTGAAATATAAATAGATACCAAAAAAGTTTTTGGCAATAACATCAAGAGTATTATAAGAAATATTTTTATAAACAGGATTAAATAAAAACGCTATACCATAAGATGACCAAATGATAGATAATAGTATAAACATTTTTGTACCAATTTGTGAAAACTTAGCATATTTATCATAGATAACATAAAAAGACATGGCTAAAAATACAAATCCCATAATAACAGAAGACCATGTATCAATATATCCAATTTCACCAAAATAACCTAATAACAACATGAAAAAGTTACAAATAACGATAGTTAATATATTAGATTTATTGTCTTTAACAAATTCAAAAAATTTCAAGTTTTTCAATTGTTCTTTAGATTCTTGTTTGAGGGGGTCTTTGTCATTTAAGTTGTTGTATTTTTCCAAATATTTTTCATAAGTAAAATAGGTTATAGTTGTAATCAACATAGTTGGTGTTGTAATAACCCAATCAAAATAGCGAATACTTGCCATATTTTGTAAAGGAGATGAACGAATAATAAAAATATAAAAAAGAAGTTCTATTACTTGTACAAGTGTTTCAAGGCCAAGAATACTTGTAAGAATGCGATGAATATCTGGTAATTTACGGAAAAGACCATCTATACCAACAATACCTGTAATAATTTGTGCAATAATACTTAAATTTGTTGAAGTATAAACTAATTGTGTCATAATAAGTTTGTCACGTTATATATAATAGTATTAAAAAAAATATAAATAAGATTTTTTTATTATTATAAATTATGTCATGATAAAATCAATAATTATATTTATAATAACAGCTTTAATATCGTATAATGTACATTTACAAGGAAAGAAATTTTATGATGATAGAATAAAAGCAGGAAAAACGGCACCAAAAGTGTTTGATATAGGTATGAAATACATACCAGATATGTCAGAAAATAAATTATTATCTATAATTATTGATATATTACCTTTAATATTGCCGATTATATTTTTATATAATACACCATATTTTTCTAAATACTATTATATTTTAATATGGATTTTTTTAATAAGATATATATTTATAAATTTAACAATTTTACCAAAATATAAGAAATGCAAAGATGATTCGTATACAATATACAATATATTATTTGGACATTGTTATGACAAGATCTTTAGTGGCCATTTTAGTTCTATATATCTATTTGTATTATTTGTATATACATATAAACTAAATATATTAAATATACATTATAACGAGATAGTTTTAGGTATAGGATTATTATTATACGGTATGTCTATAATAGCGTTAAGAATTCATTATACAGTTGATATAGCGGTTGCATTAGTTGTGACACAATTAGTATTTTTAAAATTAAAAGACATAAATATAAGTTAATAAACAAAAATTGCTAATAAAAAAATGAATGATAGTTTATAATAATATTATTAAGACAAGTTAATAAAAATGCATGGATATAATGTTTTATTATCCCGTTATTGGAAAAATACAAGAAGTTTCAGAAGTATGACACAAAAAATGACACAATTAAAATATTATGAAAAAAACAATAGTACTAGAGAGGTATTACAGCTTGTTAAGTTAGATTCTAAACCATTTGGGGCAATTTCAGAAAAAATAATTAGTGAGATTTTGAAATTAGGTCCGAGAACGTCTACACAAAACGATGCTACATATAATGGAAAAAAGATTGAAATTAAATGTGCAAGATATTGGGCAGGAAAAAATGAATGTGTGTGGCAACATTTAGAACCAGATCATGATTACGAATATGTTTTATTTGGTTTACTTGATTTTGACAAATGGAAAATTTGGTGTATTGATAAGCATACTTTAATGAGTGAATTAAAAGAAAAAAGAATTATAACATATCAAGGTAAACAAGGTTGGTGGACAAAAAAGTCAATGATATTGCCATATTTAAAGGAAATAAATTCAGTTGAGGAATTAAATTTAATAATAAAATAAACCATCAATAATCAATAATCAATAATCAATAATCAATAATCAAACAATGTAAAATTAACATTTGATAATTAAATTTATTTAAAATTGAAAATAAGTTTAATAATAATAGATTGTAGTGATGTCCAAGTCAAGTACAAACGTAAGTACAAGCGTAAGCACAAGTACTATACCAGAATTAAAGAAAAATATAATATATAATGAGGATTGTATAAAAGGTATGAAAAAAATAAAAGATAAAAGTGTAGATATAATTATAGCAGATCCACCGTATAATATAGGAAAGGAGTTTGGTAACAATAGTGATAAACAAGAAATGTCAGAATATATAAAATGGTGTGATGAATGGATTACAGAATGTCTTAGAATATTAAAAGACGATGGTACATTATATATTTATGGATTTTCGGAGATATTGGCATATATAAGGGTAATGTTAGAACCAATAGATGAAAATACAGAAAGCAAATGTAAAGTACGATGGATTGTATGGCATTATACAAATAAAGTTGTGCCAAGTTTAAATTTTTGGCAAAGGAGTCATGAAAGTATCTTGGTTTGTTATAAAAAAAAGAATCCGAATTTTAATAGAGATTTAGTTAGAGAACCGTATACAGATGGATTTTTAAAAGGTTCAGCTGGTAAAGAAAGACCAAATACAAAAGGCCGATTTAATAAAGGTGAGAATAGTAAAAAAACAGTATATAAAGCGCACGAAAAAGGAGCGTTACCTAGGGATGTTATAAAAGGCATAGCTACATTAGCAGGTGGTGCAGGAAAGAATGAGAGAGTAAATCACCCAACACAAAAGCCATTAAAAATATGTGAAAAATTATTTTTAGCGGCTATGAAACAAGATGAGAATTATAAAAATTTAATAGTTGTACCATTTTGTGGTTCTGGAAGTGAATGTGTAGTTGCGAAAAATTTAAAATTAGATTTTATAGGATTTGAGTTAAATAAAGAATATGTAAAGATAGCCAATGATAGATTAAAAAAATGCAATGACTCAACAGAATTAGATAACGAAGCAAATGACGAATTGCAAGAAGAATTATGTAATTTAAAATTAATTAAATAATTAAAAAAATTTATAGTTGTTGTGAATCATTTAAATGATTATGAAAAAATTCTTTAGATGATTTTATTTCAGTTAAAATGTCATTTAATATTGTTATAACACGCTCATTGTTTTGTTCAGGTACTAATAAATTATTAGAGTTATCTGAATTATGAACAACAATATAATCGTTGGTTTTTTTCTTAATAATATTAATAAATGTTTCTATAATACCATTTGCTTCAATGGATTTAATATAAGGCAATATTTCACTTACGGCTAATAAAAAACTACTAATAATAGATATATAAAAAGTAATTTCGTCGGCGGACATTCAAGTATTATGATTAAAAAGTTTATATAATTTTAAATAAAATTTTATGATAAAAAAATTAAAAAAAATGATTTTAAAAATTAAAAAATGAAGTTTAATTTATAAAAATCATTTATAATATATTATATATTGAAATATACTTAGGTATGTCAATTTCGTCACGGGCTAAAAACAAAGAATCGCTATACTCTTTAGAAAAAGAAAATATCATTCAAAATAACAAAAGTAATAATTTAAATGTATTGATGTTAAAGGCAGTATGCAATGATTATATGAATGGGGCATGTAATCGCGAATCTTGTAAATTTATACATGATAATATGTTATGCAAAAGATATTGGAGAAATCATTCGTGTAAATATGGTAATTCTTGTAGAAAACAACATTTTGTATCTATTGATTTATATAATCAATATATTGAAAAAGTAAATACAAAATTTAATGAAAACAAAGATTTAAGAAATATGAGAAAATATAAAAAAATAGATATGATGTATTTGAATAACACATTTAATATGACAAACAAATTAAATGACATTTCCATTATGGAAGTTGAAAAAATTTTAAATTTGAAAACAGTAGATAACTTGTATCAAGACAGACGAATGATTGAAAATAAGGAAGAACGCCACCAAGAAAAAGAAGACAATCTTGAGAAAGAAGAATGTAAAAAAGACTTACAAAATGAAGTTACAGATTTACAAAAACAGTTTGAAGAGAATAGTGTTAATGAGAATGATAACGATAAAATGAAGACAGCTGAAATATTCAAGGCAATAATGTATATGAAAAACAAATTATCAGATTTGCAATTAAAAGAGTTATTTTCATTTATTACAAGTAACGAAAATACAGACATTTTTAAAAAACTAAGAAAAGTTAAAAATACAGAAACATTTGAACCAATGACAAAACCTGTTGATATGAGAATAATTTATGATTTAGGATGTTATCATGATACATTATCACAGAAATTAATGACAAGAGACGTATTACTTGTTCCAAATTTATTTCGTGATTATGAAGAATATGAAATATATAATAGATTAGTTGATGAAATAAAGAATTGCGGAATACCTGAAGAAAAGGTAATTATACCCTGGCATGGAAATAGTACAATTAAGGGCACACACATGATAGCGAGTGATTGGGAAAAGTGGAAGAGAAATTCACCTACATTTAACATGGTAGTAAATAGAATAAGAGAATTTTTTAATATGAATATAAAAGCAACAAGATTAAATTGGTATCAAAATACAGAGCAATGGAAAGCATTTCATTTTGACGCTGCTAAAATTAATCCAGAAAAAGCCAAAATTCAAAATTTCACAGTATCAGCATCGTTTGGAAGAACTCGTGAATGTGCATTTGAAAAAGATGATAATAAAAAAAATGTTATCAGTATACCTATAGGGGATGGTGAGATCTATTGTTTTACAAAAGAAACAAATGAGCTATGGAGACATGGTGTATTACAGGAATTGCCAAAAGTTGAAGAAGGAAGAATAAGTATTGTGGCATGGGGATGGATTGATGATGTAATAGATGTTAATAAAAATAACATAAGTTTTGTATAAAATAAAAAATTGAATTTTTTTTGTAAAAATAATAAAATTATAAAAAAATGCAATTACGATCTGGGTTTAATGCTGATATTATGCAAAATAATATCAATAAAAAACGAAAAAATGAAGAACAACATGAAGAAGCTGAAACTGTTGTATCGAAAAAATTGAAATTAGAAACACCAAAAAAAAGACAATTAAAGCGAAAGGCCATATTAAAAAATGGTAAAAAAAGAGAATTAAAACCTAAACCAGAACAGTACAAAACATCAAACCCAAGAAACCTTGAAAAGAAAGAACAAAAGGAAAAATTGCAAAAACAAAAAAAGCCAGAAATGATTATTCATTTGAATATGAATCCGATTATTGACATTGCAAAAGAACGTTTTCACGTGTACTTGAATACAATCAATTTTGATGAAAGTACATATTTATTAACAGTACAAGGGGAAATATATGAATTTTTGTATTGTTCATATATTAAATACAATGAAGACATGGCATTGGATAAAATTTTAAGTATTGAATGCAAGTTAAATCATATTACTGGGTTCTTACCAATGCTGCCAATGCCACCAATGCTACAAATGCCACCAATGCCACCAATGCTACAAATGCCACAAATGCTACAAATGTCAAAGTGAATAAACTGACCAATAACAAGACGCCCGAAAGGGCGTTTTTTGTTTCGAAATAATAAAGTAATTATAAATAAAACATAAATTTTTTTTAATATATAATGTTATAACAATACAAATACAAAATGGGATGCGAAGACATTATTCAAATGTTTTTTCACATGCAATTAAACATCAAATTATATCATTGGCAAACAAAATCATATGCCAGACACAAAGCTACAGATGATTTATTAGGTAATCTGTCCGATTTAGTTGATAAATTTATAGAAGTATATATGGGAAGATACAAAAGGCCAGATTTTTCAGAAGGGTTTACAGTTATAGTAGATGAATTAACAGACGAGTCAGCCAAACGTTTAATAGAGAATTATATAACTATATTAAAGACAAAGGTTCCAAAATATTTAAAAAAGGAATCTGATACAGATTTATTAAATATAAGAGATGAAATGTTGGAAAATTTTAACAAGACATTATATTTATTTACATTAGAATAATTTAACAATTTCTTTTAAACAATTAATTAATAAAGATAATTAATTATAGAATAACAAAATACATTATTTAAGAACTCTGAGTTGTAGTAACTTGTTCAGATGGAAGAGGTGATGAAATAGTTACAGAAGCAGTTTCTGATGATTTACATTGAGGGGATGATCCCATATACAGATAAATAGAAGAAGTAATAGCGACAACAGCTACAACTTGTTTATATTGCATAAGCATTTTCATATATTGATTATCAGGGGCGAACTTTTGAACTTCATCAGGAAATATTAATAAAGCAATACCAAAAAACATTAATAGATAAAGAGAAATAGTGTTAAGAGAATACATAATTAAATGTTTAAAAATACAATAGAAAAAAAAATTTAAAAATGAATGTAATGAATTATAAAAAAGAAAAACGTGCAGACAGTTCATTTAAAACAATATAATTTGTATGTTGAAATGAGATTATTTGATTTAGTGAGATAAAATGTGAATAATGGATTTTAATTTTACTACGAATAAAAGATTTGTGATCAAAGATTTTATGAAATATAATTTTTTCATCTATAGAACAAAAATTATAAATCATTTGGATTATTTCAAAAGGTAAATTCATATCTAATTACAGTATAATATTATTTAAAAGTTAAAAAATAAACAATATAAATCACATATAAAAGATCATCAAAACAAACAAAAAATTGAAAATAAAACGAGATTCAAAGGATAAAAATGGAACATCAGACTGAAAATATATGTAGTGTTTGTATTGAACCATTTAACAAGAATACACGTAATCTTGTTAAGTGTTATTGCGGATACGAATGTTGTAAAGAATGTGTAAAGAAATATTTATTAGATTTATCTAATGATCCAGAATGTATGTCATGTAAAATGAAATGGGACAAGAAGTTTATGAGTGAAAAGCTTGATAAAAATTTTATAACAAAGGAATATAAAAAACACAGAGAAAACATATTATATGAGAGAGAAATGGCTCTTTTTCAAGGAACACAGCCATATGTAGAAAGACAAATTCAAATTGAGAAATTGGAAAAAGAGATAGAAAAATTAAATGATGAATATTTAATAAAATTAGATGATTTAGGAGAGCGATTAAAAGAATTAAAGCAAAATAAAACAATTGAAAAAAGAAAATTTATAAGAAAATGTCCAAATAATGAATGTCAGGGATTTTTATCTACAGCATTAAAATGTGAATTATGTGAATGTTTTGCTTGTGGAGATTGTCGTGAGATAAAGGGATTTACAAGTGAAGAAAAAAATGCACATGAATGTAAAAAGGAAATATTAGAGTCAATAAAAATATTAGAAAAGGATTCAAAGCCGTGTCCGAAATGCGCATCATTAATTTTCAAGATAAATGGATGTGATCAAATTTATTGTGTAGAGTGTCATACAGCTTTTAGTTGGAAAACATTAAAAATAGAAACAGGTGTTATACATAATCCGCATTATTTTGAATATCAGATGAAACAAAACAATGGATTTATTCCAAGAAATCCGTTGGATATTCAATGTGGAAGAGAATTGGATATACATTTTATAAATAAGTTAATAAAAAAATTGGAGCCAGAATTACCGAAAGGATGGACGAAGGAATACAAAGAAGTAAGATATTTTCATACGTTGATTAGAGAGAATATATACAGAGATCCAAATGGTAAAATGTATAGAGATAGCCCGTGTAAACCAGATAAATTAATTGAAATATGTAGAAATGTAATACATATAAGAGAAGTTGAACAAAATAGATTTAGACAGACGAATAGATTAGAAAACAATTTAGGGTTAAGAATTGATTATATGAGAAAGAAAATAACAAAAGATAAATTTAAGGAAAAAATACAGAGAGCGGAAAAGGAAACTATAAAAAGGAGTGAAATATATAACATATTAGGCATGTATACAAGTGTGATGACTGATTTATTTTACAGATTAATAGAGAATGATGATCTGTCAGTTAAAAAAGAAATGGAAGAGTTAAGAAAGCATACAAATGAATGTTTAAAGACTGTAAGTAAAATATATAATTGTAAATGTTATGAGATAAATATGAATTATATACTTGACTAAAATAGGTAAATAACATAAAATAAAGGGACAAGGGTCCCTTATTTTTATTCGAGATGATATTATTGAAAAATTTAATTTCTATAAAAAAAGTAAATACAAATAAATGGAAAACAAAATAGAAAAAGATGTAAAAGAAAAGTTTAATTTATTTTCGTTATCACAATACATAATAGAAAAATATAAAATTAAAAGTAAGAAAATTAGATCGAAGAAAACAAAATTGAAAAAGGATAAACCATAGATATTTATTGAGTTAAACGTTTAGGTTTTTCAGGTACACCTTCTATAGGATTAATTTTATTCAAAATAAAATAAAATGGATTTTTAATTGTATCATATACATTTTCTATAAATGAAATATGTTCAGTCATTGTGTCGTTTCCATTTTTCAACTGTTGAATATCTTCATCTATTTTATCTAAACGAACAAGAATTTCATTTAATTTATCTAATATTAATTTATTATCCATAAAGTTATTTTTTCTTTATGATACTATAGTAAATTAAATATAAAATAAAAACTATAACCATTAAATCAAAAATATCAGATAAACTTGTTGAGCGTGATAACTTTATATATTTATTATCTTTCAGTTCTGGATAAAGTAATTTAGATAAAACGACTGCGTTACTAACGGCAGATTCTAAAGACGTAAATTTATAAAAACTTTTTCCGTTGTGAGTACCTAAATTATACATATTTGTAATTTTGGAATTATTAAATGGTAAATATGCTTGATTTGATGTCATAATAAAAGCTGTGTCTTCAGAGACCCATTTTTTTAAAACATTATTATATTTAACACCAGGGGATATGACAGCCATAGTAGGGTTAGGTAAATCAGGATAAGCTTCTTTTAGTTGTAAGAACATTTCATAGACTAATTCATTTACGTTACATTCATCGGCTGTTTTATTATTATTGGGTGATTTTCTATTACTTAAAGTAACAGCAGTTGATAAAACAGTTTTTGAATTAGGTTCTTTAAATTTCATATAATCACTTAATACTATAAAGGCGACTCCCCAAGAAGATTTAGGAAACCCATAAATTTTAGGAAGTTTTAGATCAGTATTCCAATGGAAAGAAACAGAAACATAATCTATGTATGCAGTTTTTTCAGCATAATCATTTAAATTTCCCCAATTATGAGGAATAGTATAAGTATTGACCATTTCTAATAAATTTTTAGGTGGTATTGCCATAATATATTTATCTGCATATATTGTTTCTAAGTGATTATTTACAGATACAACAATAGATTCTATTAAACTATTATTTAAATTAATATTTTTAATAGTTGACTCTAAATAAAAGGTCACGCCACGTTTTTCTAAAAATTGTTTCCATATTTTAAATAATCCAATATCATTAGGTGTTTTAGGTTGATATAAAGCATAAAAAAATTGTTGATTAAACAATTGTAAAAATTCTTGTAATGTATATTTATCTACACCGCCACCGTCTGTTAATTTACAGATTCTGTCAATTATTTCTATAGATTCTGGTTTAAAATTATTAGAATAAAGATAATCTTGTAGAATGGTATTTAGACCATGATTATTATTAAACATTAATTTTATAAATTCGTAACTTAAATATGTTAATTCTCCCCAAGATAATACGGAAAATATAGTTTCTCCGCCAATTTGAGTAATTGTAAAATTATATTTAGTAAACATATCATAAAAATTTAGATTCATTTCTTTTAATAAATCTTTAAATACAGTATATGTTTCACTATATACTCTTGGGCCATGTTCTGTAAAATATGTATTCACACGTCTTACAGCATGACACCCGCCTATTACGTCTTCTTTTTCTATAATTAAAATTCGTTTATTTAAATGACTTATGCATTGAGCCAGAGCTAATCCAGCAGGTCCAGCACCTACTATAACTATATCATACATTACAATATATGTATAAAAAAAGTTTAAGATAATTTATTTGAAAACAAGGTAAAGAAAAATTATACAATGGAAATAAAATTGAAAAAGAAATGGTAAACTATAGAGAAAATGGATAAATATTTTGTGAATGTTTTTAAAAAGGATGATAAATATTATTCACATATAGATTATAGTGGAGAATATTATAAAGAATATTTTGAATCAAAGGATTTATTTTTATGTTTAACACAATTATATGCGTATATAAAATTGGTATGTGACAGAGAAAGATTATATATAAATAAAGATACATTAATAATTAATTTATTTCAACAAGTTTATAATGAAGAAAGAGAGAGAGATGAATTAATTATAATGTGTAGTAAAAGTTATAAAGATATATACAATATTATTTTTTAGAATAATAAAATATATACAAATAATAAATGAATTTAAGGGAAGTTTTAAAAATATTTGATATAAGAGTTTACATGTTAGACATAACAGAAATGATGTATAATTATGTTATAAAAAAAAAACAGAATGAAAATGGACAATATAGAAATATTTATCCAGAGATAAAGTAAAAGTCTTTTTATAAAAATAAAAAGAAATTTAAAGTTCATAAAATTTAGCATTTGAAATATATTTATTTTTATATTTAACAATATCGTTTATAATTTTATGTTTACCAGAATAAAAAATATAAGGAGGGGATTCGTGATTATGAATTAAATTTATAAAGTTGAATATATTTTCAAAATTAGGATAACCAATTGAATAAAGTAAATTATTATTATTAATAGATGATGATTCGCGCGTAAAGAATATATGTAAATTGAAATTAGAAAGTGTATTTAATTTAGAAAGCAATGGATAACACCATTCTATATCATCAAATGATCTACAAATGATAATAAAATATGTATTTTTAATAGGTAAAAAGGAAAGTGATATAGATTTAAGTAAATGATGAAAAGTTGTTAAACCAATACCTGATGCAATACAAATGGTAGTATGATTCGCAAGAATAGTGTGAGTTTTTTTAGGGAAAGTAATAAAGGGTCCATCTATATAAATAAAAGGATAAACAGTATTAAAGACTTTAGTATGTTCTGTTATACCTAAAAGATTAGAGAATTTTTTTGTCCAATTACCTCTAATTTTTATAAAAATGGAATACGAGCCATCTATATTTTTAGAAGAAACAGAGAACGGGTGCCATTCTATAGCGCTAATTTGGGGACAACAAATATGAACAACATTGCCATCATAATTATTTGGTAAAAAAACTTGGATTTCCATTATAGAAGCAGGATATGATATTACATTATGAATTTTATATTTTTTTGAATATTTTAAGATAATTTCTATAAAAATAGACACGGGTATAAAAAGCCAAATCCAAGTAGTAGGAATCAAGCATTTTTCAGAGCAAGTTTTAAAAAAGCAAAAAGAACCATGAATACTTGAAAAAACAAAGACACAAATAAGTAAAGAATAATGAATAGCGATAAAAGAGTGATATTTATATTTTCTAAAAAAAGGAAGTGAAAAAATAAAAAATAATAAAAAGCAAATAATTAAAATGTGTCCAGTAAATCCTACACCCCAAGTAAAAAGGGATATATAAGATATTTTTTGAAGGGAAATTAATTTAGAAAAGTTAATATAATGACAAACAACGTGAATAATGGACCAAAGAAAAATATAAAAAGAGATATAATAATGATTATATTTTAAAGAGAATGGGATATATAATAATTTTTTGATGAATTTTATTTGGAATGTCAAGATAAGAAATAAGTTAAAATTGATAAGCCAACCGGCAGTTTTTGCCAAAGGAAATGATACATAAAATTTTTTACAAGAACAAAAAAAGAGAGGTGAAGTATAGAAAAAATAGAAAAATCCCGAAAACAAGATAATTTGCAAAAAAGATATTACAGCAAATAAATACATTAAATAATAAAAAAAGTTAATTTTAAGTAAATTAAAAATGTTAGTAAAAAGATATGGAAGAATTAAATACAAGATATGAGATTACAGGGGAGCCTATAGGAAAAGGTGCATTTGGAGAAGTATATATAGGTATTGATAAATATACAAACAAGATAAAGGCAATAAAAATAATGAATTTAGCAGATCAATATATTTTTAAAAATGAATTAGATGTATTAAAAAAAATATTAGCAAAAAATTGTTTTAGACATATAATTTGTTTGACAGATTATTTTATATATGATGACAAATTGATATTAATTACCGATAAAATAGAGGGAATTTCATTAAACGAATATTTAATAAAAAGATTGAATGAAAAATTAAATAAAGAGGAATTAATGTATGTAATATATCAATTAATATATGCAATAGGATATATACATAAGGAATTAAAAGTTGCACATTTAGATATAAAACCGGCGAATATAATAATAGATCCAGATACATTAAAACTAAGTATAATAGATTTTGGATTAGCATGTGAAAATAAATGTATAAAAGGGGGTACATTAAAATACATGGCACCTGAATATTATTTAAAATTTAAAAGAAAAGAAAATGTATATATAAAGGATGGAATGAAAAATGACATGTATGCAATAGGATTAATAATATATGAAATGATATTTGGGAGAGATAGTTTAATAGGATATAAATTTGATAAAGAATTAGAATTAACGGAACAATATGATAAATATGAAAAATTATATGATAATATAAGTAATAATATAGAAAAAAAGAATGAATATAAAGAAATATCTAAGGAATTGATATATATATTAAAAAATACATTAACTATAACAGGTGACGAAAGAATAAGTAGTAAGAATTTATTAAAATATATAAACCCATGGTATAGAATATATGAACAAAGAATAAGGAGAGATATAAAAACTGGAAAACAAGAAGAAAAATATAAATTTATGAATATATTCAAATTATTAAAAAAATAGTGTACGATTATTATTAAATAAATTTAATAATAGAAGAGTAGAGAGAGGGAGGAGAGGAGGAAGAAAGGAGAGGAGGATAGAGAATGAAAGAGAGGAAGAGGGAGTGGAGGAGAATAAAGGAAAAGGAAAAGAAAGAGGGAGTTGTTAGGAGAATTATGGTAAG